CATGCTTCGCAAACAAATTGTGATGAACTGGCTTCCCCCGGAGGAGTAAAAGTAAAGCTGGCACTATCATTTGCTCTTGCATCTAAAAATGTTTCAATAATGTCTGCATCTGTTTCTGACACATTAAAAGTAAAATTAAATATCTTTGGATTTTGATGTTGAGCTAAACCAAATAATATTCTATGTTCATATCCATCAGCAAAACGCACCGTTCTTGTATTAGGTGCGGATCTTTTTTGTTGCCCGTATGTTGGAGTGATTGAAGGAAAAGTAGCCATTATGCAAGTAAACCTCCAGGTCTTTTTTGTTGTACTAATTCAGATTGTACCGCTACAGATATAAGTCGACCAAGCTCTCTACCTTGATCTTCATCACCTTCTACGTTTGATCCAGAAGCATCTACGTTTACTACGATATTCATACCACCTCCACCAACTCCAGCTAAATCATGGTTTGGAATAATATTTCCTGATTGATTAGGAACAAATAATTCTGGTCCACGTTCTCCAACTAAATAAGGCTGTCTCATGCCAACAGGACCACCATTTGCAGCCTCAAATACTTGTCCACCAAACCCTTGCACATCATTTCCTATGTCAAATGAAGCAAAATTAAATAAACTTAAAAAACCTCTTGCCATTCGAGCAGCAAGCATTTGAGCAGCCATGTCAAGAAATGCATCTGCTATTCTAGTAAACATATTTCTAAACGCATCACTTACAGACATAGTGCCTTTTACAATTCCTTTAAATGATTGTTCAAATGATGAACCTAATGCTCTGCTTAATGTAACTACTGCTGTTCCAGCACTTTTTAACTCAATTAATTTTTTATCAAGAGTTTCAATTTCATTATTAACTAATCTCATTCCTAAAGCTAAACCTTCTGTAGCTTCTATTAGTTTCGTTATTTTGTCTATCTCATTTTCTCTCGCAGGTCTATTAACAAGTTCTTCATATTTTTTAATTTCTTCATTAACTTTTTTACGAACTCTTAACTCTTGCCTTGCTGTATAACCAACAGTTTCATTAAGTTTTATTTGATGTTCTAGTTCTTTATTAAATAGATCTTGGGCAATTGTATTATTAACTATTTCATTACCGACTTTTGTTAAATCTTTAGCGTCTTTTTTAAGATTTTCTAATTGAAACTCATTCATAATTGAAAAAGCTCCTTCTTTAAAACCTTTTGGATTTTCAATTTTTCTTATTCTTTCTGCTATCTCGGCAGCATTTAAACCTGTTCTAGAACCAGTTAGTGCTCCAAAATTACCACTATTTGGATTATCTAAAATTTGATTTAATTCTCCACTTAAATTTCTAGGTAATAAATCAGCAAGTGCTTTAGTAATTCCAAGGAATTGATTAACTCTTGCCAAACCAGCTTGAAATTGTAAAAATATTTGAGCCAAACTTGTTTGTATCTCTCTAGTCTCATCTCCATATAGTTTTAATGCAGTAACACCTTCTTCTCCAACAACTGAGGTAGTTTGTCTAATAGCTTCTGCAAATGCAGCTTGTTTACCTTCTGCTTGTTCTAATAATTGTATTCTTTGTCCAAAAGCATTATTAGTATTACCTAGAACTTCTACTAATACATTTGCATCTTTTGTTAAATCACCTAAAGCATCTCCTGTTTTTTTTGTTGCTTGAACTAATAAATCAACTTGTTTACCTAATTGAGTACCAACAATAGAAAGACCAAATCCTAATCCTCCACCCAAGAATCCTCCAGCAATACCACCGATACCACCACCAACAGATGCACCTATACCTTGACCAAATAACAGAGGAAAACCTCCACCAATTAGACCACTACTAAGAGCATTTCTTCTTCTACTAGCAAATCCACCAGGCTCAAAGAACATTCCTCCTTGTTGGAATTGTCTATTTTGACCAAACCTTCTATTAAAAAAGTTTTCTCCTGCCATTGCCTGTCTAGGACCAGCAGGTCTTGAAGTTTGATTAGGTGTATCTTGTATTATTGGAGAACGAAGTTGAGTCTCCATTTCTTTTATTCTTGCAGTAACTTGCTTAAACCTATCGCTAGTTCTATCTAATCTTGCCTCAAGAAATCTCAACATACTTACATAATCATTTATAGCTTCTCTAGTATTAGTTGGCCTAAATGCCATTAAGTCTTCAAAGGTAGTTCCTTGTGCCATTGGAATATTTCCACCTAAATTAGCTGCTTGATTTGCTGCAATCCTGCTAAATTCTTTTATTTCTTTAAATCGTGCAGTAAAATCTGCTTTCTGAATACCTTGAGTTAAAACATTATATTCTCCACTAAATAGTTTTACATTTGCTCTTGCATCTCTTAATGCAGCAGAAAAACCTCTAATTTCACCTGCATTATTATTAATTTGTTTTGTATTATTTACAAACGCATTGTTAGTGACAATTACTTCATTTCTTATCTGTGCAATTCTATCTTTAAATTTTCTAAGTAACTCTGGAGAACCTCCTTTAAGTTCTGGAGCGATCTGTTGTGACTTTATTGATTTGGCTAGATTATCTACAGCCTTAAGTTGTAGCTGTAAATTTTTTAATTGTTGGGTTTGGGTTCTGACATTAATATTAATTCCGTACTCTGCTGCCATTTACTCGACCCAATAAATTACTTCTATATTACCGCCTTCTGGGTTTGATGGCTTGTTTTTTTTGCACTTGTTCTTTATATTTTTCTTCTTCTTCGTGTTTTAACTCAAAAAAACCTGCCCAAGCTGTTAATTCTTCTCTAGTTAAATTTTCTGTAAGTTGTTTTATTGTCATTCCTAACTCTTTAGCCAGAAAAAACATTAAATACCAATCTTTATTTGCTTTTTAAAGCTGCTTTCGCTTCCTCCACTTTTAAATTATCACCAGATGTCATCATTGCCATTTGTATATCTTGTAAAACACCTGCATTTATTTCTCTTCTAAGAGAAGCCTTATGACCATCTTGAAATAATCTTTTGCCATCTTCATCTAATGCTTTTTCAATCATAAGATTCAAAGCAAATTCATTTCCATCATCACCTTTAGATTTAGCCATAATTGATTCTCTTTCTGCAATAGTTAATGGATGCCAATATATTTCTAATATTGTTTCTTCTCCATCTTTTACTTCATATTTATATTTTTGGCTAACACCAAACTTGTTTCTGAGGAGTTCAATCGCTTCCATAGTATTCTAATATAATATTTATATTATACTTATATTAAGCGTTTGCTGTAAATTGGCAAGAAATAATTCCTATAAAATGACTTCTATCTTCTATTTGTAACATATTTGGACCAATGATATTACGAACTTTTGGAGTACAACTAAAAGTATCTGTATAAGTAGAAGCATTAACAGAAGTTAAACCATCTATAACATCTTCACAAATACCAGAAACAACTGATGTTCCTTTATTTTTTGGTACATAAACATTACATTGAATAACACCAACATAATAATCTGAAGCAGCACCTTGATTTTGAAGAGTTGATTGACTAAAGTTCATGGTCATTACTATGTACTTAGAAGTTTTTCCAGGTTCTTTAAATGGCACATTGTCATAAACCATTTTTACAGTTGGATCATTATCAGTTACCTGATCAGTAACTGCTTTTTCAAAAGCTGCTCTTACATTTACTAAAGTCATACTTAATTAACCTTCGATGTAACGTAAACTAGACCCAGGTTTTACTGAACCAAAACCAGAGCCAGGTTTAACTCCTAAGAATATTTTACCTTTATCTCTCATATTATCTTTAATAATTTTACCTGCTTCATCTTGAATAAAATTAGCAAGTTTTTGATCTTCTGCACTATAACCAGCATATTCAGCAGCATTACCAATATATATATCTGCATCTATAAATTTATAAGCAGTATTAACAGGAAATCGAATTTGAATTTCTGCTATGTCATTTGATAATGCTCTACGTTTTCTTTGTCTTTCTTCTTTACTAGGAGCATATACAGCATCTAATTGCCTTCTAATACCAGCCCAGGGTTGATAATTATATACTGATTGTCTGTCCTGTATTGGTTCTCTTCTTACTTTCCAACTAGATGCTAAAAAACCAGTATAAACAGGACTACCCTCTTTTGAAGACAATGAAGCATGTAACTCTCTTATTGTATCTGCAAAATCAGCATCTAACTGTGACACTGTATTATTAAAAGCCTTATCTCCATTAAACTCTATTTCTTTAGCCATTAGAACCTCACAAGCAATATAAACAGATAAGTCTGTCCACCTCTTTTAGTATCAATATTTGTAATTACTCCTGTAACTGTTTTACCAGCATAACTAAAAGAAATTTCATCTTCTAAAGTTGGCTGATTATCACCAATCAAATCAGGTGTAATATAAAGTTTTGCTTGTCTTATTTCAACACTACCATCTTCAATTGAATTTATAAATTCGATTGGAACTTTTAAATCTGAATAAGTTGTATCAACAGTAAACTGTTCTCCTTTAGATACGTCATAACTAGAAACACCTTTTTTAATATAAGAAACTGTTGTATCAAAAGAAGTGCCTAAATCAGCAACAACTTGTTTAGCAACACTTCTAAATAATGAATCAAGTTGACCAGCCATTATCCTCTAACTACCCTCATTTGAAAAGTACCTGCTCCACCTAACATATAAGCTCCAAGATAACTTTGTAACCAAGGATAAACATCCATAATATTATTTATAACTCCAGTTCCTTGACTATCAGTATTATATTTAACTTGTAAATCTCCTAATTTAACTTCAGAAAAATTACCATCTTTACCAGTAGTACCAGTAATAGCACTAGTATCATTTGCCAAAGCTCTAGCTAATTCATACTGTGCATACTTAATATTTAAAGGAATTGTAGAACAAGCTAATTCAACACCATCTACTTGATAATTATTTCTTGGAAACTTAAGAGCCTGACCATCATCACATCTATCACCATAAAATACAAAACTATCAATCCATCTGGTAGCTGATATTAATGCTCTATTTTTTTGATCGTCTGTTTTATTTGTCCAAGTTGAAGAATCTGGAACTGTTTCAAAATAACTATTAGCTTCTGTCAATGTGACATAGCTATTAGCATTAGCGTCTTTTATAGTTGCATTTATGGTAGCTGCCACGATTAATAAAGTAATTTAGTTTTATTGTAGCGTAAAGAAAAAACCCCACCAATAATTGATGAGGCTTGATGACCACAATTTAATGATATTAAGGATTAGTACCAGTATCAAGTGGTGAGTTAACGATTAGTTCAACAATAGGAATTAAATCAGCATCATATGTGATTGACCAGTTGTTATCGTTAGCTAACTGTGCGTTAGTTGGGTTGTCAGTAGCAGATGTCCACTTAGTTCCCATAACGTGATAAGCACTGTGATAATCAACAGACATAACATCTTGCTTAGATAAGATGTTTCTATCTGATTCAATACCTAGAGGAGATTGCTCACCTTCAAGAATTGTTCCTGACTTAATTAACTTGAGAGTCAATAACAACATTCATACCAGCAAACTGACCAATACTTTTATCTGTGATGCCAACACCACCGCCACCCCATTGGATGCCAGTTCCAGTTGATAATGCAGAAGTAGAGAAAGTTAACATACCAACCTGATATAGGTAGTAAGCAACTGTTGGGTGAATTACTAGAGTATCTAGCTCTTCGCCTCTTTCTCCAAGAAGGTTTCTTGCTCTTGCAACTGTAGAAGCTGTTAAAAAGTTAGTTTCGTCAGCACCAGAAGCAGCACCTTTACTTAGGTCAAGTGCGTTTGCACCTAATGGACCAAAAGTAGATCCGAACAAACCATCTAACAAGCTGAATAGTCTTGCAGAATTTAGTTTGTTGATAGCATCTGCAATCTGGTTTCTGATGTGACCCATTGGATCTTCACCAGCAGC